GTTTCCAAGACGATCCCAAGTTTTTACGCCACGTGGCTTTGCTTGCATAATCAAAATCGGCTTCATCTTGTATTGCTTATTCTTCACCTGGTCAAGCTTGACATACGGATTCATTTCCCACTGATTTACTTTGTTATAGTTCTTCGTCAAACGAGCAACTTCTTCTGCCGGCATTTGATAATCCCAGTCTTTACGATCTTGGCAATCTTGGAGCCGACACATCTCAAGCCAATGCTCAAGAGATTGCTTCACAAGATCTTGGCGAATTAACTTTGGGTCAATTTCCATCCAGTCGCCGACCATGCCATTCCACAACTTGATGTCAGGATTACCTGGCAGTGCATTCAGCAGAGCGATAAGTTTAGATTTTTTCATTTTTCAGCTTTTTGATTTGCATTTCGATTGTGTGGATCTGAAGATCCTTGAAGGACCAGAGATGTTTCTTAGAAACAATCTTCACTCCATTCTTAAGACCATTGATTGCCATATTGAAAGAAGTATTGACGGCTCCAAAGCTACCGTAGTACTTTTTGTCACCGGTGACCGGATCAACATCTGGGAGTGCATCAAACTCAACCCATGCATTAGGATCCAAACAGCGTGCAAGAGCATGAATATCCCAGTGGGTATATCCACCAATTGGCTTTTTCTCTTTATCAAAGTAAAACATGATTACAGCAAGTTCAAAAGGGCACGTTCTTCAGTGGTAAGCTTATTCAGAGCAGTCTGACGAGCCAACCGTTTACGTTCTTGTTCACGAGCCGCATCTTCCTTTTCACGGACTACAAACTCGAGGTTATCGAGATTCCAATCATCATCCGTTGAAAATTCAAGTCCAACTACATAGACATCATAGTCGCGGTCATCCCGGTCATACACACGGAAGTACATTCCATCAACTGCCAACTCAAAGTTGCAATTCTGAGCACGTTGGAGTAAAGCCATCAAACGTACTGGATAATTGCGACACTGTTCGACGAGCGAACGGCCGCGTTCTTCCGATTCACGGACTTCACGTTGAGCTTTTGTTTCTTTAGCCATAATAAAAATTCCTGAGTTAAACTACTTCGGATTCAAGGAAGAGATTGTCCATGGTAACATCATCGAGTAACATAATAGATCCGTCAGAAAAGACTATAATATATTCGTCACAGCAAAGTTGTATAGATTCTACACGTTTGAAGAAACCAGTCTCATTCTTAATATAATCTCCAACATAAACGGTAACCATAGCCATTTCAATTCCTTTGAGTTTCGATATGAGTCTATTATACTACACTCAGAATTATGTGTACATTAATTCCAGTTGACAATTGTCCCGGGTTCTGAGGCCTTTACAGTCAGCTGATCGTACCGCTTCTCGAGCATTTCTACATCGAGAATGTCTTGTGGATCATGAGCCTTGATGTACTCATCCAATGTTGGTGGAGTTGGGAAAATAGCCTTGAGAATGTTTTGAAAGTTCATTTTGATTTCCTTAGTTTGCACCGTGGTGGCCAACTTTTGGCTTCACAGTCTTCATGTGTTGTTTTACTTCATCCCATGTCCATGGCATCATGTCCGCTGGGTTCCTATTGTCAATTCCTACATCCAGAATCTGACCTTCGGTCTTGAAAGATCCGTGACAGTGTCCGTGCAGGTGGAATGATCGTTCTTCGTCTTCCCAATGAGCCAGAGGGAAGTGACACAGTACGACCGTTTGCTTTTCAATTGTGATAGTTCTCATTGTAGAAACGGAGGTACACAGATCTTTCAGATCTTGATTCTTACGAATGTTGTGGTCGTGGTTGCCCAGAATCAGGTGATGTTCGACTCCGGTCGCTCGAATGCGGTTCAGAGCCTTCTCACAGAAACTCACACCCTGGAATGCTACGTCACCCAGATTGTACAGAACGTCACCTGGACGCAGAGTATTTTCTAGGTTGCTCAGGATGCGCTCGGACATATCTTCCCAATCCGAACCGTGGCGAGTGGTGGGACAGAATTCTTGGATTCGTCGGTGGTAAATGTGCAGGTCAGATGTAAAGTAAATCATTTTTCAGCAATCATAATTTTGTAAAAGCCCTCATCTAGTGTAGGTACTTCATATGAGGCAATCATAGAATCCAAAACGTATTTTGGAATAGTTTTTCCTGGTCGTGAAGCCAGACGTTTTTGAAGTTCTTCGACTTCGGGTGTTTCAAAGAGCACGGCAATCACGCGATAACCGACCAAGTTCTTGATCTTGTTGGCACGAGACTTCTTGGACATGTTGGTTTGATCCCAGACAAAATCCTGCTCTGTGAACTGGAAGTGCATTACTTCGTCGATCATACGAGAGGTTGCTTCCTTGATGTTAGGCAAGAATGCATCGTTGTATGAAATGCCTTGTTCAGCAGCAAACTGGTCAATATACTTGTCAGTTGAGGCACAGCCGAGCTCTGGGTGGTTCTTAAGTACCCAAGTAGTTTTTCCAGCGCCAGGACAACCAATAAGCATATAGCAAATTGGTGGGTTTAGTTTCATGTTTTCAAAATCAGTCATTCCATTGCTCCAATCTCTACAGTTAGTGCATTGCGCAGCACTTGAGCGGTAAGCGGATCGACACTTGCGAGGTGCATGACCAATTCCGCAATCTCCAAGCTCTTCATCTCGGTCAGTGCGACAACGATTTCAATTTGTTTGAGAGAGAGCATCTTATTCCTTTGTGTTCGGTGTAGATCAATTATACTACACGAAGGAATATGTGTAAATTATTCCTTCTTGGGCTCTTCTAAGTTAGCACCTTGCCAACCCCACGAGGTTGAGCACATCTCTGCCAGCATATCACACGACTTAGCATATCGTTCCATCAGATCGGTCATGAGAGTGTACTCATGCCATGCTTCTTTTGTGTTAACTTTGGCTAGAGTTACTAGGTAATTTTCGTTCATTCTACATTCTTTCTGATGCATTGCATCTTTTGTTCTGGAGTCCAAGATTCAAATCCATTATCCTCATCATGTAGCTTAAAGAATTCGTCATAAGAAATTTCACGGTGTCCGACCAACACTTCACCAAGATGTTTTTGTGAGAATTCGTCATCCAATTCTCTCAGTTCTACATCTGCCAAAGTGAATTCGGTCTTGTCATCTGGAACTTCCAGAACATACCGAATACGAAACTGGGACAGAGTTTCGACCATGATCAATTTAGACATTTCGTTTCCTTTTTTCAACATTCAACACAAAATTTTCAACGGCAAGTTTAGTTGCGGCAGCCAATAGAATCATTTCACGATCTTCTGGGTCGTTCCCGAGATAGGTCTCAAGTATCTTTGAAGCGACAAGAGAGTAAGCTATGTTCTCATCTACCTCGAGCAGGCCAAAGTCAATAGGATCTTCCGATTCTATATCTTGAGCCAACTTCACAATTTGTCCGACTAGATCAAGTTTTTTCATTTCTTACTCAATGTAATAGTTTCGCCTTCAATCTTCCAAACTAGGACATCATCCAAAGCCCAGTCGAGTTCGGCCACAAGTTCTTTGGGGAACTCAATTACAAGTTCCCCATCTACTTCTTGCACTTCAAGTGTGTATTTCATTCTGATACCGCCAACATAATTTCTTTGTCATATTTATGCTGAGTACTGATTACCTTCGTTGCATACACAGGAGCCTGTCCGACAGAACCATTGTACCGAAGTAGAGTTTCTACTGTTGTTTTTGACATATCCATATACTCGCGTACGATTTGCGCGCCTACCATGATGTTATGCTTTGGATCAAACAGAGCAGCTTGAGTCGTCTTTTCTTTATGGTAAGTTGGAATGATCTGAAGTAGTCCGATGGCACCAAAAGGTGAGACTGCTTTATAGTTGAATCCAGATTCCGTAGCCATGACAGAAAGTAGTAGTGTAGGATCTAATGAGTATTTTGCAGATGCTTCATAGATCCAAACTGCATATTTCTTTGCAACACCTGGTTCTACATTACCATCTCGGGCAATAATATATGCAGTCTTGTCTAGGATCAATCCTTCGTTTATTGCTACTGATTCTGCTGGTTTGCTTTGAAGATAAAGCACTTGTTCACGGATCACATTTAGATACAAGGCACCGGTCAATAGCGAGATTGCCAGTACAAAGTAAATTACATACTTAATGTATTTGAAGGTTTGAGATTCTGCTATTTTTGGAATTGCTCCGAATGGATTCTTAATTTTGAGTCGAGGTAAGTTGTTTGATTTCAGTTTCATTTTCGTATCGTATCGAGTTGGTATCAATTTCTCCATACTCATCGACGAAAAAGCGAATTCTTTCCCCATCGATGATAGCAAGGCCATAGCCGTCCTCATCAATTCCATAGGTAAAATTAGAATCGCGTATATAAAGAATTTTCTTTATAGTACAAAAGGGGACGTCATAGATTGATTTTATCATATCAGAATAGCAATTTTCTTGCGGTAATTACTGACATATTTTTAGAAGAAGCAATATTCAAAATTACTATGTTCATTTTGAATTCGGATAGAGGTTTTATTTCTAAGCAATCACAAAGCGCATAATATACAACAGTAGCAGTCCTTTTGTTACCGTCTGAAAATGCATGATTCTTCGTAATACCTAGCACTACAGAAGCAATCTGATCCTTAACATCTCTATAATAGTGCCAAGAAGAAATGGCCGAACCCACGAGAGATTTATTTAGGATTGAATACCCTAAATTCTTATTAATCTCTATTATTGTAGATTCGGTTAAAAATTCAAGCATCTTTTAACTTATCAAGCAATGCTTTGTGAAGTTTGATTTGTTTTAAAGCAGAAGATAAAAATTTTTCTTTTGTAATTTTTTTCTTTTCCGCTATCGGTTGTGTTAACTGTTTAGTTTTGATCATAAAATTTCCTTTATGTTGATTCTATCATACTGGTGCAATTTGTGTAAATTTCAGTAGATGATCTCTGCGTGTTCTACATGAGATCCAAGCATTGTAGAATTTGTCTGGGTATAGTAAGCAATCCGTGACAAATTGTTCACGGGCCTCAAAGTAGGTCAGTTCGCTTAGTGTTCTACACCACCGAGTTATTTCTCGTTTGAAGTTTTCTTTTCCTAAAGTTTCTACATCCTTCTTTAATTCTTCTGATGATCCATAGTAAGTATCCCAATCGGAAGGAACTAAAGATCGGATTTTCTTCTTCCGCTTCTCACCGTTTTTTAGTTTGATGGTTTTAATCGAAGTTTTCTTGAAAGTCGATTTCTTTTTTCCTATGTATCGTCTACCGTCTAATAAGTTAGTGATACAGTATATGAAACCTATGTACTGTGGGTCAACCTCAGATACAGGTTCATTCTCATAAATCCAAGTCATAATAATCCAGAAAGTTACTCTGGAAAGTATTTAATGCATTAAATAGATGGTAACCACGGAATTCTCAGTTCCTGCTAGTCAAGTTAAGGATCTATATGACCAGCACAGATATTTATTCATCTGAAAAAATTCTACCCTATGTTTATCTATGTACCCACAAAGAAAATGGTACATTTTATATAGGAAGTAGAACATCAAATAAACTCAATCTACCTTCTCATAAAGATATTTTGAAGTACAAAACTAGTTCGGATATAGTTAAACCTAGATTTGAACAATTCAATACTATGATCCTTGCGGAATTCTTTGATCCATATGATGCCTATGTTTTTGAACAAGAATTAATTTTAGAAAATTTTAAAAATCCATTAATTCTAAATATGGCAGTGCAACCACCTAAAGGTAAGACAAAATTCTTAGGGAATGCCGGCCGCACCCAAAAATCTAGAGAATCTGCTAGTAAGCGGATGAAATCAGATCAAAATCCAGGGAAACATCAAACAAAAGAAAGCAAATTGAAGCGCAAAAGCACTCTTGAACTACTAATGTCGGAAATGAGCCCAGAAGAAAAAAGTTTAAAATATGGAAATTTTGGTGATAAAAATTCTATGTATGGTAAATCTATCAAAGAATTTATGCACCAAGAAGAATTTGATCAATGGAAAGAATCTATAAGCAATGCATGGATTTCCAAAGAATCTATTTGGATGCACAATTTTCTTAATAAGAATGCTAGAATTGATTTGATAAATTTAAATGAAGCTTTGGCACAGGGATATGTTTTGGGCTATGCAGAAAAATCTCATACAAACTATACAAGATCGGTTGTGACATATAAATTATTAACCCCAGCTGGGAAAATCATAGAAGTTGGTAATTTGTCTAAATTCTATAGAGATAATAACGTATCCGGCATAACAAACAAAAAGAATAAATCCGGATACGTCATTTTATCAAAAATTAGAAATTAAAATTCTACGGAACAAGTACCTCCGCTGCATGCAGCACCGGCAAGAGAATCTACAGAAACATACTGTTGAGCTTGTAGTTCCTTAGAGAAGTCGATGTGGTACATAGAACGGTTGATGTTGGACCATTTGTGTAAATTGTAGCAATCTTTGAGACATGCAATCATGGAGTCCGAATCACCCTTGAAGTAGTTGGAGGCAAACTTGGTAGCTCTGCGAATCCAGTCACGTTTCAGCAAATCTTCCGATTCCGTAGACAATTTAAGACCCTTACCGACCAATGTATCACAAGCGAGCCAAAGGTTCTCATTGTAAGCTCTTAACGCCTCTACGATTAGACCTGACGCGAATAGTGAACCTTCACCATGCAGTTCTACGATCTTCTCAAACGTTAGCACTTCAGTAAATGGTGCCTGAGCATATGCCTTGTCGCCTGACCCTGCCATAAGTGAGACACCAGCAAAGAATTGGCGGTTGTCAAACAAGTATTGTTCTACTTCATCCCAGTTATCTACGGTGATAGTATTAGAAACATTGTGCCGGAGTTTTGGATGGGCACATAATTCTACATTGGTGCCATATTCTACCCAGTACTGTTGGGCAAGTTTTACGTACTCAAGTTGTTTCACACCAAGCAACTCGGATTTATACTTAGAACCAGGCTTGGTAATGATAGGAAATGCTACAACTACATCTGTGCCGTTTGGTGACCAGACTGATTTTTCTACCATCTTTGGATTGATAGCCTGGATATGCTTTGCGACTTCGTCGTTCACATTCATCTGCACGTGACGGAAGAACAATTCAGCATGCTCACCATGAATACCAGAACCCGAAGCCAATAGGGTAGAAGCATTACCAGATGGTTTCACACAGGTAGTACGAGCAGCATGGTTGATACCAAGAATGTCGGCCATCTGAGCATTGACTTCCTTGATCAGTGTAGCACCTTCAATCATGTTTTGTTTGTCAAACAAGATGTCTGGATTGTTCATCCAACCGGTAATAGAGCAACCGATGAGAGCTTCGCGCTCTGTGATTTTACGAGTAGCTTCAGAAACATATTTGAAGTTTGTATACCCAGCCTGGATAGTACCAAGAATTGCAGATGCACGGCAAGCACGGAGGAACGTAGCCTTATCTATACATTTGCGACCATTGATCTCTGTAAGGTTGCAGAATTGGAAGCCAGACACGTAATCTTCGGTTTGTGGAAGCATACCAATTTCTACACAAGGATTCCACATGAAGTCATCGGATTCAGCAAAGATGAATCCTGGCTCACCAAAGTCCTTGACCGACTTCATAATTTGATGCCATTCATCACGGGTCAGTTCGTCACGGATAATGAGAGCTGAATTGTTAGAACGACCACGTTGTGGGTTGGTAATAAACCAATCACCGGTCTTTGCCTTCAGCATATCATGGTCATCTTTGTCGAAGACACAGATTGTTGCTGAGCGGCGAACACCACCAGAAAGTACGGCATCGGACATGTGCATCACGAAGTCGTAGGCTGTGATCGAGTTCAGTTTTGTGATAGGCTTCTCTTCAAGCAGGTTTTCCAACACATCTTCACATTTGACCAAAGCCGCTCGTAGTCCATCTGGGCCTGGAGCCTTGAAACCACCAGAGATTTTGGCACCAGAAGGGCGAATCTTTGTAAAGTCAAAGTGAACCTGGCAACCACGGAACTCGGGGTGAGTTGCACCCTCAGTGAAATATGAACTTAGCAGAACACCAAATGCCTCAGCCCAACCTTCAATAGAATCTGGCACCTGATAGATCTTTGCCTTCTTCTGTGACCGGCGAGCAATAGAAGGAAGTTTGTCAATACGTTTCTTGCCGACAGAGAAACCGACTCCACAACCCGAGAGCATAAGATACATGCATTCGTTGAAGAATGCTGGACGGTCAACATAAGAAACAGAGCAATTGTACATACGAGATTCATGCTTAAAGATTTGATCGCCACCAAATTGTAGAGCACGTTGGGCACCAAGAACAAGTTTTTCGGTATATGCTTCTTGAGCATAGTTCATTGCAACTTCTAATTCTGGAGTCATCTTGTCTGCATACTTTTGTCTATGCATGTTCATAACTCGGGCTACGGATTCTTCCCACGTTTCATATCTTGAATTTACCTCATCCCACCGTGAGTAACCCATATAAAATTTTGATTCAGCCAGCATCAGATTGCCCGAATGTTCTTGTTCTTGTACCATGTTTATATTCTCTTCCATTCATTAAAGTTTAAATTTGCAACTAAACCTTTGTAGGTATTCCTCTTTATAAGGGCTACGGGGTCTATCTTATTCATAATCATTGAGTTTATGTCTTTGTATTGATCAACAGCTTTTGGCCAGATTACTACTTTTAATCCTGAGTCAATTGCTTTTTCATATTCCTTCACGACTGCCTTATTGCGAGGCTCATTATCTAGTACTACGGTGAGCAAGTCACCTGAAATTTTCGTTCCTTTTAGAAACCAAGTAGCGGTAGTCGCAAGAGACGCGTTCACAGAAGCTATACAATTTTCTATGAACAACGAGTCCAAGGGACCTTCTACTAGGGTTATGGGTTTATTTAAATCAAGGCGCTCGAAACCAAATAGCAGAGGCGTCTTTTCGTTGATTTTGACTGTGACATATTTCTGATTTGATTTGTCAGAGAGGTCTCGTCCTTGGTACGCGAAGATCTTCCCGGCTCTATCGAAGAAAGGAATAATGATACGGGCTTCGTCTCGTTTGTTTGATTCAAAGGTGTCATTAAACTGGGAAGAGTATTCATAAAATTTGTCTGCGTAATAGAATGGATAGGCTGGGAGCTGGCGTGACTTAATGTATTGCTTGGCAAAGTGATCATCTGGTAGGTCTGAGACCAACGGAAGATCTAATTCTGCTTCACATGTCTGTTTCTTTTCATATGTTACCTTCTGGGGTACAAATTCTTTTTTAGGTGCCGGTGCATTGTGTCTAAATTTTTCAAATAAGAATTCATCGAATAGTTGTTTGAAATGTATCTTTAGAAAACTTGTTAGAGTCGTTGACAGACCACAATTAAAACATAGACAGTTCAGGTCATGATTCTTCTCATAGATCTGGAAACGAGTCTTTGTCTTTACCTTAGCAGAATCACCACAGACTGGACACCGTGCAGCGGCCAAAAATGGAGATTCTTTTTTGATCCGGAATCTTTCTAACCTGGACCCTAGAATTTTAGCATATGAAACTTGCAGGAAATAATCATCATTCATTGTATAACGGTGGGAGCACTCATAATATCTTTGTCAGCAAAGTCGACTCCATTCATGATGGAGTCAAGCATCAATAGCCGCCGCGTTTCTTCCATAATTAGAGCATTGTAGCAATTTTTGTAGAATCTAGCATCAGACTCGGAAGCCTTGAGGATAGAGATCACATGATCTGCCACGATGGGGATATATTTATTGTCTCCAAATGGTTGGTACAGCTGTGGAACGTATTGTGTTACAATTTTACCATCAAAAACCATGGAAGTAAAATTTATTCTCACCGGTGCTAGGAAATGCATAAGTCCGGCTTCAATGTACATTGGACCAGTAAGAAGTGTCTCCCCAGTCATGAGTTTCACAGCAAAGCATGGGTAGTTGATTTTAGTTTGTTCGGGCATTAAGGATTCACCTTTCATTTAAAATTCACATTTATGATTGTGTATGTGAAACCGTCTCGAGTATAGGTCCCGAGTCTGTCGCCGAGATGTCGGTATGAGATATTTGCCTTCTTACCGAATGTCATGTTGTCTGAGATATCATACAGTATGCATTTGTCCTTGCCTTCTTTGAGACGAAGACCACGGCCAATAGACTGAATGATTGTGATAGCAGATTTTGCTGGGTGAGCAAAAATGATGTTCTCGATAGCAGGTAGATTGACACCAGTAGAAAACACAGCATACGAGGCTACAATAATGTCATCTTCACCTTTATTTGCTGAATGCCGAATGAGCTCTCGGTCCTTACCTGTGACTGTGCCGTCGATGTAGTGGATATTTCTATCGGGTGCTTTTTCACACACTAACTTGTATAGATCTTCACCCTGGAGTTCTACGAATCTAAAGAGTACCAGAGTCGTTCCCCTACACTGAGAAGCAAGTTTTGCAATGAACTTGTTCCGATTCGAGTTAGACACAATGTACTTTATCTCCGTGTCATAATCAACCTTCTTCATAGCCTTAGCGACTTCGGGTGGATGGTTTAGAATGATTGCTTTGATTGTAAGTGGCACCAGTTGTTTGTTCTCAATCAGAGTTGCAGTGGTAGCAATTTCATACACTTCACCTGTGATGCCCTTCATTACTAGAAGGTTACATTTCATATCATGAAGAGTTCCAGTACAGGCAAGTTTGTACTCAACATCAGTTGCACGTTCATAGATGCCCGTGATAGTTTTTGCTACAATTTTATGGCCTTCGTCTCCAATCATAGCACCGAACTGATTCAGCCATTCAGATGGCATCTTATAGATAGATTGGAAAGTAGAAACTGTGATAGGCTTCTTGATATTTTTATCTACGCCTGCTGTAATACAATGTACATTGTCATCTGCTGACCAATCGGTACCAGAAGCGTAGTCTGCAAAATCTGACTTCATCTGAGAGGTCAAAGAAATTGTAGGCACAACAATCAGCACACGCATCTGAAGTTCATCCACTATGTATCGGCAAATGATAAAAAGAACTAGAGACTTTCCTGCTCCGGTAGCTGCATGGAGGATTGCTCGTTTATTCTTTAGTGCTTGGTATGCTCCATTGATTTGGTAGTCACGAATCTCAATTGGTGGAATTCGTTTCTCAATGCCCAGAGTTCCGGCAAAATCCTGGATGTCTTTATATGTGAGTCCAACGTCGGTATGCTCGGGAATATCTATCTCAATAGAATATGAACGTGATTCAGCAAATTTCTTGAGTTCTGCAACCAAACCGTATGGCAGAGTTCTTGGTCCTAGATTGAAGATGCGGATTTTTCCGTCCCAACGACCCATCTTGTACATCGGCGAGAACTTTGCTCCCGGTACTTCAAATGTGTAGGTATCTGAGATTTCCCGGGCTATATCCGGATCACACTTAACTCGTACAAAAGACTCGTTGTGCTTTGTTACTACAATATCACTCATACGTAGATTTTAGACACAGTCTTGTATACAGAGATTTTAAGATCTGTTCGGTCTTGAAGATCAAATAACATGTGGTACACAGGATATTTTCCATTGAACACTGGCTCGTCAAAAAGTTCTGATTCACCAATGATGTAGGTAATATCGGAGTTATTTGTGTACATTACTTGCTTTTTGACATTGTTCTCTAACCAATCAAGCATCATGTTTCTTTGTGCTCCGGAAGATTGGTACAGAAGTTCATTTGCTATGGCTATTGCGCCTTTATTCATGCTCAGACTCCAGATAAAAATTTGTTTTGGTCGACAATGGATTTAAACAAGTAGTATTGATTGCCAATATCCTTGAGGATGCTTTCACAAGCCTGAACCATAGTCTCGGTGTATAGAATCTTCTCTTTGATAAGTTGCAGAGAGCTATCAGCGTCCAAGATAGTTTCCATCTCGGACTTCAGAGGTTTCTTGTATAGATATTGCTTCAGATCATTAGCAATGAGTTCAGCTTCGTCCATTTCCCCATTATAGTATTTCGTCATAAGTTGCCGTCTCTGCATGTATTTCAGAGACAGTGTCCGAAGGCGAATCTTGTATGTTTGGAGGAATGTAAGATATTTCGAATGCCGAATCGGGTGGGATGACATTCTCTCGGATAGCTTGAGCTGATCTATCTTACAATCGATAGCCCATTCGGCCATCAGTTCTTCATTAGTTAGCATGTTTACCTAAATCTAGTGTTCATTACTTCATTATAAATTGATTTAGATCTAAGTAAAATCTATGTTAGCACGAACCTTGAGAAGTAGAAGGTAGCAGTACACTCGACCGGGATTGGATCGGGATGCTGTGTAGAGAAGTTCAGAGCCGAAAGTGATGTTGGGAATAGATCAAAGAACTTGATCACTCGGTTTGGGTTGGAAGAATTCGTAAGAGTGAGCAAAGTACCATCGGATACAAGCTTATCCTCTTGGATGTTCTTCGTTGCAAATTCAGATCCAATATCATACCGCTGTTGTGTAATCCAACGATAGATTTCTTCATAGTTCAGCAGATTTTCATCAACTAGGAAAGTAACATTTAGTTGTGAGAATTCCGATGACGAACCTGGAAAGAATTGATTTGATGCAGCTGAGGCCGACATTGGGGCAGGAACTGAGATATCAGGTAGATTCACTGCAGTGACTCTAAATGCAGTTTCTGGGATTCGTTCAATAGAGAATTGAAACGAATTGCTTTTTAGCATATTGTAATCCATAGCTTACAATCCTTCTTGAATTTCTAGGAGAGCAGTCATGACACCAGAGTTGAAAGGATCTTCATTGTCATGAATCTTTGGGGGAGCACCTTTACGGAGTTCATATGCACGAGCTGAGGCAATGATGATTGTTTCATACAGATTACCTGCTTCACGGATCTTACCCATGTCTACTTGGTCATGGCGAGAAAGTTTCTTAATTTGCATCTTTATTCCTTTGGTGGTGACTTATTTATTATATCACCAATAGAATGCTTGTAAAATAAAAAAGGGACCCGAAGGTCCCTTGTTTTGTCTAACCGAAAGATTAGATGATGTTACGTACTGCAGCGATGCGGTAGTAAGCATTAGTACGGCCAGCCGTATTGAAGAACGGATTGCGAGCCATACCGTAACGAAGACGGTAAGCAAGCACTGGGCTCATTGTAGCTGGATCGGTCGTACGAACGATTTGCAGTGGAATGTATGGGCAGTAGAACTGACCAGCGTCCCATGCGGAAGCGCCCTTGTAACCAACCATGAAGAACTGAGAGTTCGTGCCAGCGGTACCAGAGTATGGATCGATGTAAACACGCATTTTCTTGTTCAACACACCTGCGAAGGTAGCACCAGTGTCATCAACATTGATGTCATTTGCCAAGGCTGGAGCATAATCCAACATACCACCCATTGCTAGAGCGGAAGCAACATCGCTTGAGCAAACAAGGATGTTACCCTTGCCGCGACGAGTTTCTTGAGCGATAGCATTAGCTTCACGTTCGATTTGGAACAACAGACCTTTATGACGTTCAGCCAACCAACGGCCATCAGAGTCAGCAGTAAGATTGAAGATACCAGGAACAGTAGTTCCTTGAGCACCAACCTTAGCACCAAGATAGATAGTCTTGAGAACTTCACGATTCACTTCAGCCAAGATTTCGGTTGAAAGGATGTTAGACAGTTCTGCATCAGCATCAAGACCGTGAAGGTTCTTAACGTCTTGAGCAAATTCAACTGAGTAACCAGCCTTCAAAGCGCGGGTCTTAGCAGTAACGGACATTTGTTCGATAGTGAAAGACATTTCAGCAAATGCTGGACCTGTCGAACCCAAGCTTTCGCCTACCTGTGTCGTCATACCTTGGCCTGGAGCCACGATAGCGGTAGAAGTAGTACCAGTTGGATCCTGATCAGAGAACACGAAGTCATTTGTAGGATCGTTAGTGTACACAGCTTGACCGGTACCAGTAGAAGTACCTGGGGAAGTACCAGCAGCACCAGAGAATGCAGAGTTAGCTTCTTGGAATTGGGCTTCAGCACCAGCTTGGTTGCCGTAACGGCTACGCAATGCGAAGATCAAACCTGTAGGCTGACGAAGTGGTTGAACGCCGCAGATGTCATAAGCCAACATTTGTGGAGCTGCACGGCGAACCATGGAGATCAACACTGGGTCGAACTTAGACAAACCGGAACCATCTGTAGGATAGCCTTGGGTTTGCGATGTAGGAGTTGCTTCTGAAAGAAGTTGACGAGTTTGGATGATGTCCTGCTCGGTGTTTTCCAACAGCACGGCAGTCGTTTGACGCTTGTGCATGTTGGTGATTGGAGTTACGCCTTCAGCGTCGAGCACTGGTGCCCATTTTTCCATTAGTTGTTCTACGGTTTGAACTGCCATTTTAATTACCTCTTTTTGGTTTGTGGATTTCTAATTGTGATCAATACTTAAGCAGGTTTCTTAGCAAGGTACTGGGCATAACGGTTAACTGAAGAGAATGTCTCGGTGATAACTGGTTGTGCAACTGGTGCCTCAACTGTTTCAACAATAGCTTCTACTTTTTCTACCTTCTTTGCAGCGATCTTACCAAAGTTTTCAAGCACAATGCTCAATTGCTTTTCGTACTGGGATTCGTCTTTAAACTTAACAGACTCCGTCAATTGAACGAAGCGATCAAATTCAGTGTCGGTCATCTTAGTTTTGAACGACTCAAGAATCTTTTCAGCCTTCAGTGTGGCGATTTCTTCATGCAATTGAGCAATGGTTTCATCGGTACTAGAGACTTGTTCTTCAAGTTTATTAACTTCATCTAATGCAATTTCCAAAGCATCTTCGGACTCTTCTGGCAGGGCAATATTGTGTTCAGCCAACAATGACTGAATACCATCCATGAAACTTTCTGCAAGGCGGGTCTTAAAATTAGCTTCAATTGCTACTTTATTATTATCTGCCCATTCCTGGACAGCTTCATTCAAAAATCCATCAATATTGGTTTCGAGTTCAGCAGTAGCTTCCTCGAGTTTTACGTTGTACTCAGCTTCCAATTCTTCTTGGATCTGAAGTACGCGATCTGTTACAGCTGCTTCAAAAATTGTCACTGCTTGTAGTTTGAATTCTTCGGAGAGACCTTCAGCTTCAAGGAGGGCTGCTACTTGTGAGGACACTTGTGTGTCTTCCTTAACCGTCTTTGCCTTTGGAGCAGGTTTCGATTCAGCAACAACTTCTTCTGCTACTTCCTCTTCAACAACTTCTTCTGCTACCACTTCTTCAGCGATAACTTCTGGAGTTGCCTCTACTTGCTTTGTGCTTTCTTCAAGCATTTGTTTGATTCGTTCTTCTAGGGTCATGTTTAATTCTCCGAATTATGATTTATTTAATCTTTTCAAAATTGTGCATCTGTGTATTTTATTAGAGCTTTTCTTACTCTAATGTTTCTTCTGCAAGGTCTTTATGTCTTTGCAGAAGCGAATTTGCATATGTCATGTGTTGACCCAATTCTTTGCGGTCATCTGTGCCATGTTTAGAATTCTTATTTTTGGAGATGTTTTTGTGTAAAACATCAGCACCAACAGCAATTCGGGACAAATCACCATTAGAATTCTTACCAACGATTTGATTAATCAAACCACGTTTCTTCGAAGCCTTAGCAGAAATTGCCTTCAGACCAGCCAGAGTTTTATTTATGCTGGTGTCATTTGCTTCCTGACCGGCACGAGTAAACTCATCATGTCTAGACTCCCATTCAGAAGCCTCTTGAAGCATAGATGTATATGCTTCAGAGATTAGTTTTAGTTCTTTGTTCATTTGATAGCTTCCAACAGTTGTTTGAATAATTCAATCTTACGTGCTTCGGTAAGTACTTTCTTGTCATAGTCTTTCTTAGCACGGGCTCCAATGTCTTCAATGATTGCTTGTCCTTTGGCATCCAAGTCGTACTCGAAGCCTTCCATGATACCATTGATTGTGCAACCTGGTCCAGAAGGATCAGATACAACGTCGACAGCAGTTAGGAAGAAGTCAGAACCAACATGTTTGATACCATTGGCTTCGGTAATAGAACCGGCACCACGAGTAGACACACCAACATTCACACCAGACTCAAGCAAACCCTTAAGGATCGCTCCCATGGGTGTATTTAACACTTTAGCTTTTCCGATCCAGACGTTGCCATCTTGGCGCATTTCTGTGATCATGTGAGTAGCACGTTCGTAATCAATGTTCAGCCGAGCTGGGTGGTTCATTTCACCTAGAGCACGAGCATTCTTGATGTAGTCTAGATCATACTTATTGATAGCACCTTCGAGGATTTCCTTCTTATAGATGCGACCATTTTTATTTTTAGACTCAGCGACAGCAAACGGGCCTTGGATGAAAAGATTCTTCTTACCATCTGTTCCTGCTTCCATGAGCAGGCTTAGGGGATTATCAATTACTTCAGTAAGGAATTTCATACGTTTCTTCTTTATAGAACAGGAGCAGAGTAACCGTTAACCTTACGAACACGTAGGATTGTAGTGCCAACAGCAACCATGTTGACTGCAATGTCAAAAGTTGCATTTTCAGCAACATTACCGAAGCCCATAGGGCCCATGTTGTAGTCGTAGTTACCGTTTACTTGAAATGCAATTTCAGCATTACGTGTGATGGTAGTAGCACCAGAATTAGTTACTGACATTGAATCAATAGTTACTTCAGGTGTGCCGGTGACAGTTTGGGCGCCAGCAACCAAGGAAGCTAGAGTCAATGTATCTGTGCCAGAACCGGTCCATTTAACTACCACTTCGCGTGGTGTTGCTTTGAGAATTTTCTTAACTAGAGCCATTTTTATTCTTCCGTATCAAGTGGTTGGCCAGATGAACGAGTTGAAGAACGGGCTTCATGTTCTTTTTGGCGTTCTTTTTGGATTTTGTCGTGGTGTGCCTTGATCTGTGCTGGAGTTAGCTTAGCAGAATCAGGTACAGTCTTAACATGAAGAATGTTACCGTAGTGATCCTTCTTTACAGATCCACCGACTACAGCTTCATTGGTATCAAGCATTTCAACCAACATAGCTTCCAGAGCTTCTGTGAGTTCTTCTGATTCATCAACCTTATCACCACGAAGTTTGGCAAGGTTAGACTTAGCATAAGACTTGTCGTAACGAGACTTCAGATCTTTAAGATTCTTTGCGTAGTCAGCAATCTTATCTGCATGGGTAGACAGACCTTGTTGGCGGACGTGGTCGGCAAGTTTGTTAGCAGTATTGATCGCATTTTTGTGGTCACCCTTAGCAAGGTGAGCACCAAGTTCGGCATGCAGATCCATAGCCTTCTTGTTAGCAGAAGAATTATCACCACCAAGTTTCTGAGTAGCCAATTTAAGGGCAGCAGCAGTCTTGATAGACTTCAGGTTGTCACCAGCAGAGGTAACAGAAGTCTTAGTCTTACCGTCAACATACTGGGAAGCATGCTTATCACCAGGCTTTGTATTTACATAGTTAGTCTGTGTTTCTGGACGAGCATTTGTACGCTGAGCATGAAGTTTCTGACGTTCTTTGTCTGGGTGAATAACCTTAACTTCGACCTTGTTTTCCTTATAGAAGGAAGCTTCATGGCCTGGAGTCAACTTTTCAAGAGCATCACCTTTTGAGTACCGTGGGTTCTGACCAACGTGTGGCTCTGGGTAGTGCATTTTGCCACCAGAGCGATAACCCTTCGAGTATGTAACTTGTCTTTGTGTCTGTTGTTCATCACCAGAATGGATGGCATAGTCAGGACGACCATAGCTAGAACTATTAGATTTACCGGCAGAGTGGATCTTACCGTTTACATATACAACTGGAACATGGCCTGCATCAAGAGCTTTGTTCAGAATAGCACGATGACCGGACTTATTCTTGACTGCATGAGTTTCAACTTCTGAGTGTTCGCCGGCACCTTGGACACCATAAGCACGGCCAGCAGTAACAGTCTTGATCAAATGTTTAGACAGACCAGCAAGTGAACCTAGACCTTCTGCGAGGCCTTCAGTAGATTCATCTTCGACCGATTCATTCTTTGCACGAGCTTTAGCCAATTTAGCCAATCTTGCTTTTGTAGCAGCATTTGCAGCTTTAGCATTCAGATCAGCAGCATGTTCTTTAGCTTCATATTTAGCTACATACTTACCAACGCGTTGACCACCGTGGTGAACTTCGTAGTAACCAAGATTCAGTTTAACTGATGCTTCATCGAGTTGTTCTTCAACAGATTCATCAACTTCATCGTCATGCTTTACACGAGCTGCATGGAGGGCTTTGGCAAACTTAGGAGCAGATTTATTGGCATTTGCAGCCTTTTTCTCATAAGCTTGACGGATTTGCCAAGCTTTGATATCGGCATCAGTCATAGGCTTAGCCATATTCTTTGGATATGGAGTGTTCTTTGCTTCTTCAAGTTCTTCTTCTGTAAGATCTTCAACTGATTCGTTGGTGTCATCTTCGTCATCGTACATAACTACTTCGATCTGTTCATTAGAAGAAATAGAGTCCAGTATGTCAAATGCTTTTTGATTCAAAGCAGCACCAAGAGCAGCTTTTGCGGCTTCTTGATCTTGTAGGATTTGGTCTAATATACTCATTTTGGTGCCTTTAAAATACTTGTTATTCTATTTATTGCTTCTGATCTGCAGTAGGCCATTTTGGTGGAGTCGTAGGAGTGTTATCCTGTGCTTGGCCACTCTGAGCATCTTGGCCTGGAGCAGGTTGCATTGCTGCCATAGCCTTGGCCGCTTCGGCATTGTCTTTTTCCATTGCTTTATTCATCTCGTCAATTTCTTCATCTGTCAGCTTAAGCATATTTCTCATGACGTAGTCTTTGGAGTAATACTTACCGACATACATATCAGCAATCTGGACGTTCTGTAGACGTTCTCTCAGCATGTCCGATTCTTTCAGTTCTGCAAAGAAGTTATCCTTGGCATAACGGAAGCGCAGAGTTTCCTTGATCAGAGCCCAATCTTCGGGTGTAGCAATACCCTTGAGCAAGAGTTGAGTCTTGAGCAAGTCAAAGAATAGGTTGTTGAAACGGAGCCGAAGTTTGTTGATGAACTTAGCAAACTTGATTTCGTCCCGAGTAATCTCATTGGACCGGCCAATGTTGAACGAACCCTGACCTTGCTGAAGGCGAGACATTGGGATGTTCATTGCCTGATACAGCTTCTGTTGGAAATACTGAGTATTCTCAATAGAACCCAAGCTTGGAGCTCCATCCAAAGTAGTGATTTCAGTTCCCTTGCCACCAGTCGTGCGTGGAAGGAAGAAGTCCTCTAGGATAGACTGATGGTTCTTTGCATCTTTAACCGTACCAGTATTGACATCATAGACTTGCTTGTTCTTATACCGAGCCATGACATCTTTAATGTACTGCTCAGCCTTGGTACGAGCCATACCAGAAGTGTCAATGTAGAAAATACGACGCTGTGGAGCACGAGTAAGCCGATAGATAACATCGGAGTCTTCCATCATGCGCAGCTGATTGAGTGGTCGGATTGCCTTATGGAGATAAGACAGCGACATGTTCGAGTTACGATCAATCAGACCGGAAGTAACATATGCAACCGATTCTGGAGCAATTTTGATGCCAGTCTTTTGGTCGCCTTGCCCACCATTGTAGTTGTTAGTTTTCTGTACGTCTGTGTAGATGTAAAAGTCGGACTGACCAACGACCATAGAGATACCAGTCTTGGAATCAACTTCCTTCTTTATCTCAATGATTCGCTTTAGTTTAGCTACGTCAATTGGCCGAAGTTCTTTGATACCGTCTTTTGGTTTGGCAGCATCTACAACCTTGTGGAAGGCGACTCGGCCGTCAATATACCAGTTACGAGCAATATCCGGACCAACTTGTTGGAACTTTAGCAGATCAAGAATATTTTTGAATTCTTCTGTGATTGCTTCTTTGGTCTTTTTCGAGTACTTTTCATCGAACTCGGTTTGGAAGTCGATAGTAACCAGTTCTTCTACTTCGTCAATAACCATAAACTCGTCTACAATTTCAGAAATTGCTAGATCTATATCTGCTACCAGTGAAATTTCACGGTACTTCGAGATAAGTTCTACTTCATTCTTAATTGAAGAAGGATCAAGGTCGATTGAGTAAGAGTTGAAGCCGGCACCAGAGCCTGTGGCTACTTCAATACCACCTTCAATGTCAGTTGCGGCTACAAAAGATCTGGTTTCAACATCTTTATTTTTGCTTTTAGTGATGTTGAAACCAAATAAATTTAAGCCGGCTGCCTCATTATTAATATTTGCCATTTAGTTAGATGATTTGAGCAGAACCAGAATCCACAGTCCAATAGTCAACAGAGAATTCAACTGTGAATTCTTCAATCTGAGTAACTTGGCCGAAGTCCAAAGCGATATCAGAGATGTTTGTTGGCCAGCAATTGTGGAACTTGTACTTGCGCAGTTCAAGATCGTTACGATCAAGCTGAACTACTTCCATGTCGACAGCATACAAAATTGGGATCACAACACCGTTTGTGGTAGAGTGAGCCAAGATACGTGAAGACCAGCTTTCCAGAGCCTTGCGGATCAGGAAGTTGGAATCGTTCAGAATACGAACTTGCCAATTTTGGAACTGACGTTCACCAGCCAACTTAACATTGCGGCCGCGGTATGGGACCTCGATTGGAGCAATGGTAGAAGCAGGTAGTGAAGTTGCATTACACATGAAGACACCGGAAGTGCCTGCACCTGTATGCTCAACTCCAATAGCGTCTGGGAAGGACAAATTTACTCTGAACTGGGTAGGGCGAGCACCACCCTGTGTCAAAAATGCTCTGAAATCGTCTATGCGGGCCATTGCGTATTCTCCTAATATGTATTATTTATTCTCGGTTTTCTACCCTTAGAAAACCCTGGGTTTGAAGATAGGAATTCCGAGAATTCTTTTTCCGTTAGTTCTTTGTTTGATGTATCAGAAGATCTAAATTTCATTTCAACCAAACCGTCTGTATAGAATTTAGTACCGTAACCAAGTTTACCACCAATCTGTCCACCCAATTTACCTACAGAAGGATCTTTGAATGCACAAAAACTATTTCTATCTAGTTTGGTCTGATTAGCAGTTTGGGCATCAAGTTTAGCTTGTTCTTTTGATCTAGTCTTAAAGCCAGATTTACCTAACACTGCACATCTTTTTCCACCATTACTACCGTTAGCAGATAATTGTTCTAAACTGGTGTTAGCAATTCTTTCTTTTTGCCAAGTAGATCTTTCTTCAAATGAAGCACCGTGAATTCCAAGCTTATTTGAAACTACTGACTTACCAAAATTAGAATTACCTTT